TGATCTGCGCATTCGTCAGGTCATGGGGTTTTATAGAGACATACCGGTTATTCCATCTCAGTCTAATAACAGCGAAGTTGTTGACGAGATGAGTAAATTGGAGGGTATGGAGCCGGGAAATCTGGACTATGACTGCACCTTGCTGGAGTGCCATGTCAATCTGGACTTGGAAGGCTTTGAAGATATGGGGGAAGATGGCGAGCCTACAGGTATAAAAATACCGTATATCGTCACAATAAGCGAAGATAACGGCCAAGTATTGTCAGTTCGCCGCAACTTTCGCGAAGATGATGAACGGATGAAGAAAATACCTTACTTTGTTCATTATAAGTTTTTGCCCGGGTTTGGGTTTTATGGTCTGGGTTTGATACACACGATTGGTGGATTGTCTCGCACGGCCACTGCAGCACTGCGGCAGTTGATTGATGCGGGTACGCTGTCCAATCTACCGGCAGGCTTCAAGGCCCGTGGCCTACGGGTCAGGGACGATGAAGAGCCGTTGCAGCCCGGGGAGTTCCGTGATGTAGATGCCCCAGGTGGCGCTATTCGGGATGCTTTGATGCCGCTGCCTTTCAAAGGGCCAGATACGACGCTGTTTCAGCTGCTAGGCTTTGTGGTAGACGCCGGTAGGCGTTTTGCGACCATAACCGACATGAAGGTAGGGGATGGCAACCAGCAGGCCGCTGTGGGCACTACAGTAGCTCTGTTGGAGCAAGGCTCACGGGTCATGAGTGCGGTGCATAAACGGCTGCACTATGGCATGAGGCAGGAGTTCAAGGCTCTGGCCCGGGTCATGTCTGAGTATCTGCCGCAGGAGTATCCTTATGCCGTGGCAGGCGGTAACCGCGCAGTCATGCAGCAGGACTTTGATGACCGGGTAGATGTGGTTCCGGTATCTAACCCTAACTCGTTTTCACAGGCACAGCGTATTTCTTTGGCTCAGTCTCAATTGCAGATGGCCATGCAAGCGCCTGAGATGCACGATATGCATGAAGCGTATCGGCGTATGTATGAGGCTTTGGGTGTCAATGACGTTGACAAGATACTGATAGCGCCCTCTTCAGACGATCCAATACCGAAAGATCCTGCGCAGGAAAACATGGATGCTTTGGATAATGTTCAGCTGAAAGCTTTTGAGGGTCAAGACCACGATGCTCACATACAGGCGCACTTGATATTTATCACTTCTCCGACCCTGCAAGCCCTACCGCAGGCGGCTATTGCGCTTCAGAAGCACATTATTGAGCATGTAAAGCTGAAGTGTCAGGAGATGGCTACCGCACAGATGCTGCAGCAAACCGGTGGTCAGGCATTGACGCCCGATATGGAGCTACAACTGGAATCTATGATTGCGCAACTAAATGCGCAAGAGTTTGCCAAGTTGAAGCAGCTTACTGCTCAGATTACGGGTCAAAACCAAGGAGATCCGTTGATTCAGCTGAAGCAACAAGAGCTACAGCTAGAGGCGCAGAAAGATCAGCGAGAGGCTCAGATGGATCAGGCCGAATTGCAGCTTGATCAGCAGCGAATGGCTAATAAGCAGACTGAGTTCCAGCAACGTCTGGCTAGTCAAGAACGACAGACGCAAGCTCGCATTGATGCGGCTATGCAACGTGAATTGTTAAAACGAGGTGATTGATATGAAAGTTAAAGTTAATGGTGCCCCGCCCAAAGACCCGCCCAAGCCTGTAAACAAGGCGGTTATTGATGGTCAAGGGTCCATTCCATATGCCACAGCTGTAGAAGAAAAGACCCCGGACACCATGTTTGCCAAGGTAACCACCGGCAAAAAACGTGGTATGGGGGCAGCTTTGCGAGGCTCACGATTCACTAGCGCGTGATAAGGAGTTCGGATGCTACAGGCACTGATTGGCCCGGTTACGGGCTTGCTAGACAAATTCATACCGGACGCTGACGAAAAGGCGAAGCTCGCGCATGAAATTGCAACCATGTCAGAGCGCCATGCTCAAGAGCTTGCAAAGGGTCAGATTGAAATCAATAAGGCTGAAGCGGCGCATAAGTCTATGTTTGTCGCGGGTTGGCGACCATTTGTTGGGTGGACTTGCGGGGTTGCTCTGGCTTGGCACTTTGTCGGGCAGCCTCTTGTTGTTTTTGGTATTGCAGTTGTTGGTGTGGAAACCCCTGAGTTACCTGCATTTGAGATGGAAAGCTTGCTGACGGTCCTTCTTGGAATGCTAGGGTTGGGTGGTTTAAGAACGTTTGAAAAAACCAAAAACATAGCGCGTGAAAAATGAAGTGCTATGCCTGCCAATCAGAACTAATTTGGGGCGGTGATCATGACATCACTGAAGAAGACGAAGAACACACGATAGTTACAAACTTATCTTGCCCGAAATGCGAGGCTTTTGTAGTGGTTTATTGGGGTAAAAAGGGAAAAGAAGATGACACCCGAGCAGCTTAATGCGTGGAGAATCATTCCCAGGGTATTGATGTTTGCCATGATTGGCATGACCTATCGTACTGTGGAGTGGTTTATGTCCCTACCTGACCCTAATCCGGAGCAAGCTGCACTAGTTTCGGTCATGACAGGAGCCCTTACTGGTGCGTTTGGTCTATTTTTGGGCAAAAAAGAGTGACTTACAAATATTTTACAGAAGAAGAGTTTGTTTGCCGCGAAACCGGCAAAAACGAGATTGTTCCTGAGTTTATTCACCGTTTGGACGAATTAAGAGAATCATGTGGTTTTCCTTTTACAATTACGTCTGGATATCGCTCCCCAGAACACAGCATTGAAGCGGCCAAAGCCACCCCGGGGAAACACTCAGAGGGTATTGCTGCCGATGTGCGGGTTGTGGATGGGGTGCAACGGCGAATTATTGTAGAGAAAGCCTTGGCATTAGGTTTTGGTGGGGTTGGCGTGGCCAAAGGCTTTGTTCACGTAGATATTCGCAAATCAACGCCTGTCGTTTGGACATATTGACTTATTGTTCTTATACCGCCATGCTATATAGATACGATTGTATAAGACGGAGCGCATGTGGATTCATTACAATTGGCGCAATTTATCCAAAAAACAATTAAAGAACGCCGATTACAAGTTTTAGGGTTGTTGGAAAACAACGGTGTTAAATCAATGGAGCAGTACCAAAATTTGATGGGTGAAATATCCGCTTTAAATTTTGTATTACAGGAACTCACGGGCCTGCTAGAAAAACAGGAGCAACTAGATGACTGATGCCGCAGAAGAGTTAGACTTAGAAACCGCCGCAGAAGGCGTAAAATCGCTTTACAAAACCCCTACCCCAAAAGTTCTTGATCCGGAGGCGGTGGACAAAAGCCTTTTGGATCGTATGCCACAGCCTACAGGCTGGCGCATGTTAATTCTTCCGTATCGGGGTAAAGAAACAACAGAAGGCGGCATTTATATTCCTAACAAGGTCTTGGATGACACGCAGATACAAACTGTTGTTGGTTATGTCGTGAAACAAGGCCCCTTGTGCTACAAAGACCCGGAAAAGTTTCCAGACGGCCCATGGTGTGAAGAAAAACAATGGGTGGTTTTTGCTAGATATGCGGGGTCTAGATTCCGCATAGAGGGTGGAGAGTGCCGCATCTTAAATGATGACGAGGTGCTAGCCACTATTGATGACCCAGAAGATATTCTTAGTCTGTAACGGAGGGATACAGCATGGCTAATGCTGCGGAAGACACTCAATTTGAATTGGATGTAGGGGACGCTGAAGAAACGGAAGTGGAATTAGAATCTCCCCAGGAAGAAGAAACGCCGACTGAGGAAGTCGTAGATACCACGGCACAAGAAAATACTGCCCCCTCCTCTGATGATGAGGAAATGGAGCAATACAGCGAATCTGTCAAAAAACGCATAAACCGTCTCACTAAAAAAATGCGAGAGGCCGAGCGAGAACGAGACGAATCCATTAGTTATGCGCAGAAAGTGCAGGCTGAAGCGGAACAAATACGTCAAAGAATGCAAAATTTAGATCAAGGCTTTATGGCAGAACACGGCCAACGTCTTGATTTGCAAAGGGAACAAGCCGAGGCCGCGCTAAAAAGAGCCGTAGAATTAGGGGATGCCGAGGGCACAGTAGCGGCCCAAAAAGCTTTGACTGATGTAACAATTGCCTCTAACAATTACGCTCAAGCGCAAAGACAAGCGCAACCTCTTTCTCAACCCCAAGCGCAAGCTGCTCCGCAACCCCAAGCTCAACCCCAAGCGCAAGCTGCTCCGCAACGACCTGATCCCAAAGCAGAACAGTGGGCAGAAAAAAACACATGGTTTGGAAGCGATGAAGCAATGACCTTCGCCGCTTTTGGAATTCACAAGAAATTAATTGAAGATGA